AATACCTTATAAGTTAATATTAAAATGTTGGTCTTATATTCTTCTGTACAGATTATAAACATACTATTCGTCGTCACGCAAACATTCTTCCGAAATATATTCAACTATTTCATCATACGTGTTGTCGCTCAGTGTGTTTAGGATGTTAACACCGAAGCATTCCACCCTTGTCAGCTCGATAATATGCTCCTCTGGGTCGTAGTCGTAGTCGATGTCAACATCTACGTACAGTTTTAAGTCTTCTAATCTAGCGCGTCTCATAAAACCTCCGTTGTATGCTTGACAATTCTGTATCGTTTACCATTGTCACGTTTTGTGTGAACGTAGTGCTTCGCTTGTTCAATACAGTCTATTGACCATACCTGCGACCAAACGTCGTCGTATAACTCTATGATATATGTTGTATGAATACCAATCATGTGCATGTCTCCTCCTAAATCATGTTGACATATTCGTCGTTGATAATTGTCTGCACGTGTATGTAACCTTCAGGCCAGTACGTGTATGACTCCTTAAGTGCCTTCGCTGTTCGGTGTACTGACGCCTCAAAGTGTTCATACATTCCCAGCTCCTCTTTGTAGTACCAGAACGGTATTCGTAACACTGGTTCTGCCGGTCCGTGTTGCTCGTAGTACACCACAATCTCTGCGTCGTTACCAATGGGTCCGTCGTTGCCAAACATCTTTGTATGATCATTCTCTGGTTGTTTCATGTTCACTCCTTTGCTCCTAAGAATCTTTCGAGTTTACCGGACCGCTTGAGCTTTGCAATAGCCCGGCTCTCGATTCTTTTAACGTCCGTCTGTGTGATACCCATAGCGTCAGCGACCTGCTGCTGAGTCATGAAGTAATCATACTGTTTACCTTTCTTTTTACTTGTCACGCTTCTAATACCTCACGTGTCGTTATCTCAATATGTAACCACCCCAACCAAGCAATGTAACCGGCACCACAAAACTCATCCGCTGGTATGTACGCCGTTGATAGCTTAAATCTGTTTGTCAAGTAGACATCAATTAAAAACTTGCCCGTTTCGATAACAATACCGTTGTTGCCTACACCTTCCGGTCCGCCGTAGTACCTATGTGCTGTAGTGATTCTCATTTTAAACTCTCCATTGTTTGTTCAGCTCTTTCATTCGCTTCTTGTGTCGTGCGTTGCGTTGTCGTCGTCGTCTTGCCCGTGGATCGTCCCAACGTTCGTACACGCTGAAGATGATGTACCATACAGGCACAAAACTAAATAAAATTACAATGTCAACAATTGTCGGATTCATCGTCGTCTCCCCTCGTCTCTTCCTTTTTCGTAGCCTACAGAGTGGCCGATGATGGCACCGAATAAAAACAGAATCGTGATTAGTGTCGCCAACAGTAAAAAGTCCATTATGCTGCCTCCTCCTTCTTATTAAATTTATCGTTCAATGTGAGCATAATAGCTTGATAAATTAGCTCATATGCAATCAATGTCATCATCTGATTAGCACTCTCAAATTCTATCCCGTGATCGAACGTGGCATCCTCCGCATCGTTAAACAGCGCTGAATCAGCGTGGCGCATCATTGTGACTAGATCCCACGCCATACCGTAGTAGATAACATACTGGCTACTGTCCGCTAGTTCGTGTGCAATATCGTGCCAATCGTTTTGATCATTTAGGTCATGTTCATAGTTGAACCATACGTCATCACATAGTGAGTCAATGTAGTTATCAAAATCTTGTAAATTGTTCATGTCTGTCTCTCCTTAGTATCCTAACCATTCTAAAACTTCGTTTGATTTATAAACTGATTTGCTTCCCACTTCTTCCACAAACTCAGCCCAGTCTACGCCATGCGCTAACACTTCCGCCTTAGCTTGCTTTGTTGATACGTCGTACCCTTCCATTGCTTCGTCGTATGTCATGTGATGTTTCTCCGTTGTTTACCCAGACGCCTCGCGGCGTTTCGCTTGAGTCTCACAAGCTCGTCAGTGGGTTTATTCTTCGCGCTTAGACCATCTCTCGAAAGTCTGACGGGCGTACAGGTCTTTTAAATACTCACGCATGTTACCCAGCTCGTTTAGCTCCATAAGCTGGTCATAAGAACGATCTACCACCTCGTTACTGAGATAGTCCATACGCTCGTTAATGAGTTTAAGAGTCGCGTTTACTTCGTTGTGTGTTGGTTGGTTTGTCATATCTGTTTCTCCGTTGTTTGTTTGTTGAACGCTAGAGATACTGCGAAGTACGTACCAACAATAAAAACATCAACAAAAACAAACACTTAGCCTGTACCATGTCCGCACTGTTACCTGTTACCAGTGTTACTTTGTTACCTCATGTAACCGAATGTGTTACCTCAAACGTTACCGGTAACTTATAACTATCAGTGATGGCTGCACAGTATCTATTCATATGGTGAATGTCTATGGTGTGTCTATGAGGGTCCAACCTAGACTCTCACACCTCACCTTTGCAGATCTGACTAGGCATCAACATATAAACATATAAGGATATCTTTATATTCACTGTTCAGATCTGGGCCGGGGGAGGGGCTGTGACTGCGGCGTGTGCGTGTGTTCCCTCTCAGATACAAAAAAGAGTGAAATTGAACCTTAATATAACCCCTAGTTATCTAACAAGAAATCTATATAACAAAAGGGTCTAAGCGGTGCAGAATCTGGACCGTGCTGGTACAGTTTAAAGGACAATGTTAACTTACTTTAAAATAGTGCTTGACATTTGTCTAAAAGTATGATACAATAATAGTATATTGTGTCTTTAAAGATTCTTTACCGCGCTGTATAAGATAAATATTATATGATATATATTAAATGTTTAACTTATAAGGCATACAAGCATCTTTAAAGAGTCTTTAAAGAGGGCTATATGACTGTTCCTGTTAAACGGAAACGTGGAAGACCGCGTAAAGACGATGTTTCTTCTGTTAAAAAAGGAAGTCGCAACGCTGTTGGTCGCCCAAAGGGTGACGCTGCTGTTATTAACGAATACAAAGCACGGATGTTGGCTTCACCGAAGTCCAGAAAGGTGCTTGATACTATCTTTGACGCTGCATTAGACCATGATCATAAGAATCAAGCGGCAGCGTGGAAGCTTGTTATGGACAGAATACTACCTGTTGCAGCTTTTGAGAAGGATATTGTTAAAGATGGTGGACGTAACGCCATTCAGATTAACATTAGCGGTGTTGGTGCGGTTGATGTTGAGCAACCTACAATCATTGAAGGAGAAGTAATAGATGAATCTTAAGCATTTTGACCCTTCAGAGTTTAATTGTCAGGTTACTGGGCATAACAACATGGAGAAAGACTTTCTAGAAAAGATGGACGAGTTAAGAGACGCGTGCGGGTTTCCTTTCACTATCACCAGTGGGTACAGAGACCCTACTGAGCATCCAATAGAGGCTAAGAAAGAAGTACCCGGTACTCACGCTCAGGGAATCGCGGCGGATATAAAAATAACAAACGCCGTGTTTCGCCTTAAGATAGTAACAAAGGCTATTGAGCTAGGATTTACAGGAATAGGTATTGCTGACGACTTTGTACATGTTGATACAAGAGGATCTACTCCTGTTATGTGGACATATTAGTGGATTTAGACATTGAACTACTGCCGTGGCAACAAGATGTCTGGGCAGACAGTACAAGATTTAAAATAGTAGCGGCAGGACGACGTACTGGTAAGTCCAGACTAGCTGCTTGGATGTTAATTGTTAATGCGTTGCAAGCAGATAGAGGACATGTATTTTATGTTGCGCCGACCCAAGGACAAGCACGAGACATCATGTGGCAGACTCTCCTTGAGCTTGGCAATCCTGTCATCTCTAATAGTCACATCAATAATTTACAAATCAAGTTGGTCAATGGAGCAACCATTAGCCTTAAAGGAGCTGATAGACCAGAGACAATGCGTGGGGTGTCGTTAAAGTTTCTTGTTCTAGATGAATACGCAGACATGAAACCTGACGTATTTGAACAAATCCTGAGACCTGCGTTGGCTGACCAAAAAGGCTGTGCAATGTTTATTGGAACGCCAATGGGTCGTAACCATTTTTATGAACTGTACAAATATGCGGAGCTAGATGATGATGAAACGTACAAGGCTTGGCACTTTACTTCTTATGACAATCCATTATTGGACCCAGGTGAAATTGATGTTGCTAAAAAGTCTATGTCTTCTTACGCGTTTCGTCAAGAATTTATGGCGTCGTTTGAAGCTCGTGGGTCAGAAATGTTTAAGGAAGACTGGGTCAGTTTTGGAGAAGAGCCTGACGAAGGTGACTACTATATTGCAATCGACTTGGCGGGTTTTGAAGAAGTAGGTAAGAAACGTACAAAAAACACCAAGCTTGATGAGACTGCTATATCTATAGTTAAAGTAGGAGACAACGGGGATTGGTTCATAGAAAACATTATATATGGACGTTGGACGTTAGATGAAACAGCTATCAAGATCTTCCAAGCTGTGCGTGATTACAGCCCTATTTCTGTTGGCATCGAAAGGGGAATTGCAAAACAGGCAGTTATGTCACCCCTGCTTATTTTACAAAAGAAGTACGCACAGTTTTTTAGAATTGAAGAGTTGACACACGGTAACAAAAAGAAAACAGACAGGGTAATGTGGGCATTACAGGGTAGGTTTGAAAACAACACTATTACCTTAAACAAAGGCGAATGGAACAGTAGATTTCTTGACCAACTGTTTCAGTTTCCTGATCCATTGACGCATGACGATTTAGTTGACTCACTTGCGTACATAGATCAATTAGCTAATGTTCCTTACGGTATAGGGGACATAGATTTCGATGAGCCTGAAATTTTAGATATTGTAGCAGGATACTGATATGACTGAACTATATGAACAAGATCCATTGATGATCCAAGAGTCTCTAGAAGATTGGGTTATAACTAAGTGTGAAGATTGGAGGGATAACTACGAAAGCAATTATGAACAGAAATTTGAAGAATATTATAGATTATGGCGTGGTCAATGGGATCCTGCTGACAGTGAGCGTGGGTCTGAGCGTTCCCGTATTATTTCTCCTGCACTTCAACAGGCAGTTGAGTCTAATGTTGCTGAGTTAGAAGAGGCGACGTTTGGACGTGGTAAGTGGTTTGACGTTAGTGATAACTTTGGTGACACGGATAAGCAAGACGTACAGTTCCTACGTAACAAGCTTACGGAAGACTTTGAAAACTGTATGGTGCGTAAGGCCGTTGCTGAATGTTTAATTAACTCAGCAGTGTTTGGTACAGGCATTGGTGAGATTGTTATTGAAGAGATGAAGGAAATGGTTCCTGCAACTCAACCTGTTATGGGGGGTGATCTTCAAGCTGTTGGTGTAAACATTACTGAGCGTGTTGTTGTAAAACTTAAGCCTGTACTGCCTCAGAACTTTCTAATTGACCCTGTAGCAACATCTGTAGAAGACGCTATGGGTGTAGCTGTTGATGAGTTTGTTAGTCAACACCACGTAGAAATGTTACAAGAACAAGGTGTGTATCGTGACGTATATGTTGGTAGCGCAGCACCTGACACTGATCTTGAGCCTGACCAAGACCTTACTGTTTACAGTGACGACAAGGTACGTCTTACTAAGTACTATGGTTTAGTGCCACGAGAGCTTCTAGATTCCGCTATGAGCGACGATGACGAAGAAGAGGTAGGTGAGGAAGGGTCTGATTCAAAGTACGTAGAGGCCGTTGTAGTGATCGCTAACGGCGGTATACTGCTTAAAGCCGAAGCTAATCCTTACATGATGGAAGATCGTCCTATTGTTGCATTTCCTTGGGACGTAGTACCCGGACGTTTCTGGGGCCGTGGTGTCTGTGAAAAAGGCTATAACAGTCAGAAGGCTCTTGACACTGAGTTACGTGCAAGGATTGACGCATTAAGCCTTACTATTCATCCTATGATGGCAATTGATGCTACGCGACTACCTAGAGGGTCTAAGCCAGAAGTACGACCCGGTAAGATGATCTTAACTAACGGAGACCCTCGTGAAGTTTTACAGCCTTTCAACTTTGGTCAAGTTAATCAAATCACTTTTGCTCA